TGGATGGTTCACATCCACACCATTCTTTGCAGAATCAACCGATATTAATATGAAAACATTGTTATATAAACAAAAAGTACAGCAATTAGAAGATGAAGTCATACCTGTAGGACATATGCCTCAACATGAAGAAGGTAATCACCCGTTCGGGCCTGGATGGCAAACCTATAAACCTTAATAAGTATAAATAAGTATATTGAGAAAATTCGTATTATGATAAATCTTATAATTAACATGACAAGGGAAAAACTATGGCAAATCTAGTCTCGCCTGGAGTACAGGTAAAAGAAATCGATTTGACTAATGTCGTACCGTCAGTATCATCTACAATAGGAGCCATGGCTGGAGCATTCCAGTGGGGTCCATGCGAAGAGGTACATACTGTAACTAGCGAGACGGAATTAGTTGAAAAGTTTGGAGAACCAGATGCGAATACGTTTGAAAGTGTTCTATCTGCAGCCCAATTTCTAAGTTATGGCAACGCGCTAAAAGTTGTCAGAGCCGTAAAATCAACAGCACGTAACGCAACAGCGTCAGGTACTGGAATATTAGCAAAAAACGATGATCACTTTAGTACATTATCACCGGCAGCAGCTGACTGGGTTATGGCCCGTCATCCTGGTGTTATGGGTAGTGCGCTAAAAGTTCATTTCGCAACACAAGCAGCAAGCTTTAATAGCAGTGCTCAATGGAAATCATGGGTTGAGAGTGCTCCTAGCACATCGGCCGGAGCTGCAGCAGTAGGTGGCTCATTAGATGAAATCCACGTAGTAGTAACAGATGAAACTGGTGAATTAACAGGTACAGCTGGTACGGTTTTAGAAACTTATGGTTTCTTGAGTCAAGCTAGTGATGTTAAATCAGCTGATGGTACATCGTTATACTATAAAGATCACATCAATGCAAAATCAGAATGGATTCGTATCGGAAATCACCCAGCAGCTTTATCTGATGCTGGTGAATCAGCGGTAAGTAATGCGTTTACGCAGGTCGCAGTTGCTAGCGCTTCTTTAAGCGGTGGTATAGATGGTAACACATTAACAGTAGGTGAAACTACTGCGATGTATGCTAAATTTTCTGATTCAGAAACAGTTGATGTAAACTTAGTGTTCCAGGCAAACTCAGGATTTAGTGCCTCGGATAACGTAACACTAAGTAATTATATAACTGCACAATGTGCAGCAAGAAAAGATGCGGTAGGCTTTGTCTCTCCTGAAAGAGCGGCAACAGCAAATGCAGCGGCACCAGCTACAACAGTAGCAACATGGAGAACAGCAATTACTTCAACGTCTTATGGCTTTGCAGATTCAAGTTCTTTATATGTTTACGATAAATACAATGATGTTTATCGTTGGATATGTGCGGCTGGATCTATGGCAGGATTAGCAGCAAATGCAGATTTAGTTGCAGATGCTTGGTTCTCGCCAGCTGGATTCACAAGAGGTAATATTCGTAACGTTACTAAACTAGCATGGAACCCTAATCAAGCGGAAAGAGATACATTATACAAGTCGGGTGTAAACCCTATTGTTACTTTCCCTGGTCAAGGTACAGTGTTATTTGGTGATAAAACGTTACAAAACAAGCCAAGTGCATTTGACAGAATCAATGTTAGGAGACTATTCATTGTTCTTGAGAAAGCAGTATCTACAGCGTCGAAAGCATCATTATTCGAATTTAATGATGAATTTACGAGAGCTCAATTTAGAAATATGGTTGAGCCTTTCTTAAGAGATGTTCAGGGTCGTAGAGGTATTACAGACTTTAAGGTTGTTTGTGATGGTACTAATAACACTGGTAACATTATAGATGCTAACAAGTTTGTAGCAGACATTTATGTGAAACCTGCAAGATCGATTAACTATATCACTCTAAACTTCATAGCCACGAGAACTGGTGTTGAATTTAGTGAAATCGCAGGAGGTAATTAAAGATGGCAATATTAGGCGTAGATGATATGAAGGCCAAACTAGTTGGCGGCGGTGCTAGACCTAATTTATTCAAAGTAACAATGGCTTTTCCAAGCTATGTAACTGCGAATGTTGAGTTGGCATCTTACATGGTTAAAGCGACATCGATGCCAGCAAGCACGATTGCTCCAATTACCGTTCCTTTCAGAGGACGTCAATTGCAAGTAGCTGGTGACAGAACGTTTGATCCATGGTCGGTTACTATAATTAACGATACGGACTTTAATGTACGTAACTCTTTTGAACAGTGGATGAATGGTATTAACCAACATAAACAGAATACAGGTTTAACACAGCCTAGTTCTTATATGGCGGATATGATCGTTGAGCAACTGGACAAAGATGGTACAGTAGAGAAAACTTATAACATTCGTGGTACTTTCCCAACTAACTTAGGTGCAATTGAACTAAGTTATGACAGTGAAAATGCTATTGAAGAGTTTGAAGTTGAACTACAGATACAGTACTGGGAGTCTGATAAGACAACGTAAATCATCGATATAACATAAGGAGTGCCGAAAGGCACTCTTTCTTAAGTGTTATAAATAATATTTAAGAAAGAGTGTATAAGGAATAAAATTTTATGGCAGAAAGCAGATCACTATTCGGCTTTGAGTTTAAACGAAAAGCAATAGAGCAAAACAAAAAACCAGTATCGTTTACCCCAGATAACGAGGATGGTGCATACGAGATATCACCAACAGGTGGTTATTTTGGCCAATACATGGATCTTAACGGAGATAAGTATCAATCCGATAAAGAACTAATCATGAAATACCGTTCAGTAGCATCATATCCTGAAGTGGATATGGCTATTGAAGATATATGTAATGAAGCAATTACAGATGAGAATGGTATTATAGCTAAGCTAAACCTTGATAACCTAGACCAAGCAGATAAAGTTAAAGATCTAATTCAAGATGAATTTAATAGAATTCTTAATTTAACTAACTTCTCAAATACAGCATACGATACATTTAGACGTTGGTATATTGATGGACGTTTATTCTATCATGTTATTATTAATCCAAATAAGACTGATGCAGGTATAATTGAATTAAGACAGATAGATCCTACAAAGATTCGTAAGATTAAAGAAACTGAGAAGGTTAAAGATCCTAAGACTGGTGCTGATCTTGTTAAAGAAGTTGCTGAGTATTATTTGTACCAAGATGATTCAATGACTCAAAATGGTGAGGGTTTACGTATTAACACTGATGCTATTATTCAGGTTAACTCAGGAATGTTAAATGAAGAACGTAATAAGGTTGTCGGCTATTTAAATAAAGCCCTTAAACCTATTAATCAATTAAGTATGATGGAAGACTCACTTGTCATCTATCGTATATCTAGAGCACCTGAACGTAGAATATTTTATATTGATGTGGGTAATCTACCTAAAGGTAAAGCAGAAGAATATTTAAATAGCACGATGAATAGATATCGTAATAAGATCGTATATGATCCTACTACAGGTAACATTAAAGATGAGAAGATTCATCGTAATATTATGGAAGATTTTTGGTTACCACGTAGAGAGGGTGGCCGTGGTACTGAGATTGATACACTTCCAGGTGGTTCTAACCTTGGTGAGATTGATGATATTCAATACTTCCAAAACAAATTATATAGGGCATTAAATGTTCCTATGTCAAGATTGACTGAAGCAGATGCATTTTCTGTTGGTCGATCTTCAGAAATTACGCGTGACGAACTTAAATTCCAGAAATTTATTGATCGTATTCGTAATAAGTTCTCAACACTATTTTATGAAGCACTGAAAAGGCAGTTAATCCTGAAGAAGATTATTGTGCCAAGTGACTGGGTAAATATCCGTGAGCAGATAGTTGTTGAGTTTTCTAGAGATAACTACTATGCTGAACTAAAAGATGCAGAAATCTTAAAGGAACGCATAGAAACATTGCAGATGATGGATGAATATATTGGAACGTTCTGGTCTAAAGACTGGGTACGTAGAAATATTCTGATGTTAGATGACGAGGCTATTAAACAAATCGATAAAGATAATAAAGATGATCCTATTGAACCAGGTGATATCGATCCTGATTTGAGCCACGGTACAATATAAACATATTGTATACAAAAAGTTTACTGGAAATAAACATTTTTATAAATACTATACAGAGAGATTATGAGCACAAGAGAATTAATTGATAATATAAAATCGGGCGATGCGCAAGCAAGCAACAATACTTTTAATAGTATTATGCATGATAAATTGATTGACGCATTGGATACACATAAACAAGAAGTTGCTTCTAAAATGTATGGAGCATCTGATGACGCTCCTGCAGTTGAAGAACCTGCTGCGGAGACTGAAGTCGAAGTAACAGGAGAAGTTGAAGCAGATGCTGACGTTTAAGGAATCATTTAATGAAGTAATCGAAGCTAAATTAAAGCTCCCGAAAGGTGAAAAGGTAGCCAAGGAATTAAAAAAACTTGGAAAAAAGAAAAATGTGAGTGCTGTTATCACA